TTATTTTCGTATTTGTAAATAAAAAATTCGAAAAAAATACGAAAAAATTCTAAAAAAGTATTGACATACGATTTAATTCGTAGTATAATTAAATCAAGCTTAAGGAAATAACAAAAACAAAGCGGAGGAAAACACAATGAATAAAGGACTTACAACACAAGAACAAATCGCACTAGCGAAAGAAATCTTACAAGTTAAGAATTGCAGAGAGCGCTCACTTAAACTAGGAGAAATCCTAGATCGTGAAAAACTATCATCAGATGATATGTACGAATTGTATAACACACTATTAACAGCAATCAGAGTTTACGGCGATGTTATCGGATTCGATGATAAAGACTTTCAAGAAATGGCTCTTACAATCTTAGTTCTTGAAAAGGTTGAAGAGGCTAAACAAGCTAGGGTAGCGTAGAGGGGTGCGACTCCCCTCCTAGTTATTGCTCGAAAGAGCAAAATAAAAAAGGAGGTAAGGCGAATGATGGAACACATCATAAAAAGCCTAGCAACCAAGGACACTGCAACCGTCATCTTGGTACTAGGCTTAGTCAGAGAAGCACGTCTTTGGCATAAGCAGTACTTAGCTTACAAGCTCAAAGACAAAGAGCTTAAGAAAAAGTAGAGAAAGGGGCAGAAGCCCCAACCTCTACTTGATAGTGTACCATCATTTGCCGTGAAAAGCAATGGATGAAAATGTTGGCTTGATAATCCTAGCAGGATTTGTGATTGTATCTTTTACTATTCGTCAGATAGTGAAGTACCGATGTGATAAAAAAGATAAGGAGTAGGGGAATGAACGAACTAGAAAGAACAGCCCTCAACGAGATATTGAGGACTGTAACATATATTGCTGAGAAGGTGGATGAATTGAATATTAAGGTTTCTCAATTGGAAGAAGTGAAAGACAATGCTTCATCAGCGTCATAATCAGCTGCGATAAATTGAGCCGCCGAGAGAATGAACTTCTTTAAATCATCGATATCTTTACTATCGTGTCTGCGGACATAATGAGTCTCATCATTACCTATCCAGGCAACAGATTTTGCCAAGGCTTGAATTTTTGGAAAATCGTTTAAGTATGTAGAAATTACTTGCCCAAGCATAATTGATTTGATTTTTTCTTCATCGGCTGGTTTTTTGGAAATTGCGTAGTCCTTTATCAGGAATTCGGCTGCTTTGCGATAGCCGACGCCAGCAATCTGATCCAACAATTCTTTTTCAGCGATTGCTGATTGAGTATATATTTTTACAAAATCAGGAGAAATCTTTTCAATGTTTTCAGGGAGATTAACTTTTATTTTAGGACGATAAAAATAATTAATCGTTGAAGCGAGCTCATATCCATTGTTAATGTATTCTATTACAAAATACTTTTGACAATCTTCATAAGCACATCTAAAAATAACAGAGAATCTTCCTCGTTCTACAATTGCCGAGTTTTCGGAACTCGAGCTTTGTCCTACGTGTTGTGGAGCCACAGTTCTACCGCAGTGGGGGCAAGTGGAAGGGGTGTCAATCGGAACATAGTATTTTCCATCTCTAAAATTAATAGGCACATCGATTTTCATAATATTTCTCCAATCGTTTTATTTTGATTATACCACATTTGAAAGGTGGTTAGAATTGTAAGATAAAATCATTGAACTTGCTGATTACTTCATCAGCGAAAACACAACGTACAGAGAAGCAAAAATAGCGTGTGAAAAGCTATTGAAACAAGTCAGCCATGAGATAGAACTCAGGGCGCTGGAAAGTAAGACGAGGGCATGAAAGGAGGACAATATAGTGAACGGACTAGGACTAATCATAGTAACAATTGTAAATGTAGTTTCTGCTTTAATAAATCTATTTTGCTTTATAAAAGACAGGATGGAATGATTTGTGTTTGAAAATGAAACGAATTCTCTTATCAGTCTTGACTTTGATTTTACATGGTAAACTATCCAGGTAATAAGAATAAGTAATACTGCTATGGGGAAAAATAATTCCATCACCTTCAAAGGGATAGGAATGTAAATCGTCTTTTCTAAAAGCAAACTTGTGTAAAGGGAGGCTTTCGTATGGTTCAAAATTATTATCTTTCATTTCATTTCCGTCACCATCGAATAATTGGATACTTTTAATTGTGTATGTGCTATTGCTTGGGTTAACAAGGTCAAAAGAATATTTGTAAGGTGCTTCATTTGACACTTCAATTACATAGGCATCTGTAATCGATAATTGAGCTCTATTTATAAAAAACGAGTAAAGCAAACCTGTAACACCAGTAATAGCACCAATCCAAGCAGCAGAAATATTCAAAATATCAATCAAACTAAACATAAGAATTACCTCGTTTTTGATTTCATTATATCACAAAAATAGAGGGCAACTATTAACACAAGGGGGTGAGTGCGTGCAGGAACTTACAAAAAAACAAAAGTTAAAAAAGCAAGAGTTGAAGCCGAAAATAAAGCTTAGAAAAGAGAGAAAGAAGCATGAACTTACGACAGTTTTTATGGCAGATTTAATTGGTTTGAAAAATCGCAGACAATATGAATTAAAAGAAAATGGCAAAGCTCCATTCCATGATTATGAGATATCTATTATTTCTAATTATTTTCACAAATCAGAGAGTGAATTATTTTTTTAAAATAAAATATCTCAATTTGAGATTGAAAAGAAAGGAGAACTTATGAAAGATTTTAAAAACTTGAATCTTCAATTAATCTTTCAGAAATGCGACGGATGATTACACTGCAGTCAAAAATGATTTTCTGAGAGATCCAAAGCTTGAGCCAGCAACAATTGGGATATTGATGGTCGTTCTCAGCAATAAAGAGAATTGGCTTGTATATCCAGAGGAAATAGCCAGACGGTTGAATATTAGCCGCGAAATGGTTTTAAGGCATTTCAAAAAGATTGAAAAAGCTGGATATTTACGGACTGTCAAAAAAAGTCTCGGCAGAGGGAGAGGAGTTCAGACTTTCAGATTCTTCTCAGATACAAAAATAACTGATTTTCAATTTGAAATTATGTTGCAACGTCTGGACGAAGCGATAGCTATGAAGAAGTCTGAGTTATCCACAATTACTTAATACAAAGTTGCATTTTACAACGTTGTATTTTACAACATTGCATTTTACAACGTTGTAAAATAAGGCACTAATAAATATTAACTAACAACAAGTATTAACTAACAATAAATATTAATTAACAACAAGTCCTACTTCTCTTAATAAATAAAAGAGAGGGTAGAAAAAATAAATACAAAGGAGAAGGAAATGAGACCAATAGGATATCGGCTTAATGTTGAAGTTTCTGGTATTGAAGAACTAAAGGAAGCTTGTAAAGAAGTATCAAAAAAAGCCGAAGAATTGCAAGAAGCAATCTATCGACTTAGTATTATTGAAATTGAATTAAAAGCCAAGCTTGTCAAAGATTAGACTTTCTGTAGCAGTAGACAACATTTCTTCCCAAGTAGAGAACTTGGTTTGTTCAGAAACGAATGTATCTAGGATTGTTTCATCAGCTTTTTCAAGTTCTTCGTTACTAGAAATTTTTTCTGGGCTAGACAGCAGAAATTCTTCTATGGTTGAGAAGTTTGTGTTTTCTAACATGAATTTATTAGGAAATATTTCATCAAAAGAATATTCATGTGTTCCTGCAAGGGCTTGAGCATTCTTTGAAATTTGCTTGAGCTCTTTAGCTAGTTCATCTAATCCGTTCATTTTAAAAGACATATAGTTTTCCTCCTTTCTATTGGAATTTTGACTAAAACGTGAGAGGTCCTAGTCAAGAATGATTATAGCATAATCTAAATTAAATAACAATATGTAGTGTTTTTATATGTTTAAAACACAATATATTGGGAAAGGAGCAATGTGTGTGGAAGAAGTTTAAGCATTTGTTGATTGAAAAAGGGATGACACAGAAGGCATTAGCTGAAAAAGCTGGTATCAGTCCAAATACAATCAGAAATATCAAAACCGAGCGTATTTCTTTTAAGAATATGTGTAAAATAGCTGATGCACTGGAAGTCAAAATAGACGAACTAAGATAAAACAAAAAGCACCTGACGGCAATCAGGCGCATATCAAAATTATTCAAGGAAATTATAACATGAATGACTTAATGAATCAATTATTAGACCAGTTCGAAGCTGGATTGATGGATAGAACTTTAAAAGTGATGAACATCATCACAGATGAAAAGAAACGTTATCCGATGGAATTAAACAAGTCGCAATGTTCTGAGATGTTGCTTGGTACAAGAGACACCGGAACGTTTGATGATCGTTTTAATAGTCATAAGGATTTTCCACGGATAGAAGGAAAGCGTGAGAAATACCCTCGAGACGCGGTCATTGAATGGTATCACAAAAACTGGCAACGAACCGCAATTTAGGAGAATGGTATGAACTTACTGACAAAACTAAAAAATCGATTATCCAAAGAACTCAACACTGACTGGAGAATCGTAGCTTTGGATTTAAACAGAGCATTGATTGACCTTCAAGAAAAATACCAACAAGCGAATCAGCGTATAGCTGATTTAGAAAAAATCGTAGCAATCTACAAAGAAAAGGAGAACGTAAAATGATGGAATACCTTTATTTTGTGACAATCGTCGGAATCGCGCTCTGGTCTCTAGTGAATACACTGGATTACCATGCTGAAATGAAGCGGCAAGAGAGCCAGCAAATAGCGAGCAATATCGCACGCATGAATCTGAGAAATTCAGATAAGCAATTTACTTATGATGTAGAACCGCCTGTAGGGCTAATTAAGGAGTAGAAAGATGAACAGAAAATATAAAACCAAAGGAACACAAGAACCAACACCACGTATCAGAGTAGCTCGCGAACACTATGAGCGTATTATAGACATCGCGGATGAGTGCGATATGAAATTAATTGACGTTTTAAACCAGCTACTTGATTTTGCTCTTGAACATGCGGAAGTTGAAGAGATTCAAATTCCTGTCAAATCTTTAAAAGTCGGAGGAGAAAAAGATGGTAACGATTAATAAACTAGAAATCGAAAACGTCAAACGTGTTAAAGCGGTCAAATTATTTCCATCAGCGACTGGTTTGACAATCGTTGGTGGAAATAATAACCAAGGCAAAACAAGCGTGCTGGACGCGATTGCTTGGGCGTTGGGTGGCAATAAGTATAAACCTAGCCAAGCTCAGAGAGAAGGAAGTACAATTCCGCCAAGTTTGAAAATCACGCTGTCAAATGGCCTGATTGTGGAGCGTAGCGGAAAGAATAGCACTCTCAAGGTCATTGACCCGAGTGGTAACAAGGCTGGTCAAAACTTGTTGGATAGCTTCGTGGAAGAACTGGCTATCAACTTGCCAAAATTCATGGAGCAGACTAGCAAAGAGAAGGCTAAAACTCTGTTGCAGATTATCGGAGTTGGTCCGCAGTTGGCTGAACTGGAAATGCGGGAAAAAGCCAAGTATGACGAGCGCCACGCAATCGGTGTGATTGCTGACCAAAAGGAGAAGTTCGCGAAAGAACAGCCTTACTATCCTGACGCACCGAAAGAGCTGGTATCTATCTCTGAACTTATCCAACAGCAACAAGCTATCCTTGCTAAGAATGGCGAGAATGCTCGCAAACGTCAGAATTTGGTATCTATCCGGAGTCAACACGCTTCAGCAACTGCAGAGGTTGAACGACTGGAACAATTGCTAGCTGACGCCAAAACAAAAGAAAGTCAGTTAGCTCAAGACTTGGCTATCGCGAATACCGATGCCATGGACCTTCTCGATGAATCAACTGAGGAGATTGAAAACAACATCGCAGAGATTGACGAAATCAATCGTAAAGTGCGTGCTAATCTGGACAAGGATAAAGCAGAAGAAGATGCCAAGGGTTATCGCGAGCAATATCGTGAATTAGACCTTGTTATTGCTGACATCCGCAAGCAGAAGACAGACTTGCTCACCAATGCAGACTTGCCGTTGTCAGGCTTATCCGTGGATGATGGCGAACTGCTCTATCTTGGCCAGCGCTGGGATAACATGTCTGGTAGTCAGCAGCTACAGGTAGCGACTGCAATCGTGCGTAAATTGAAACCAGAGTGTGGTTTTGTGTTGATTGACAAGCTGGAGCAAATGGATCAGTTGACTCTACAAGAATTCGGCGCATGGCTTGAGCAGGAAGGATTGCAAGCGATCGCGACTCGTGTATCAACAGGAGATGAATGTAGCATCCTGATTGAAGACGGGTATAGCGTGAAGCCAGAAGTGACACAAGCACCTAAAACATGGCAAGGTGGATTTTAAAAATTAAAGGAGAACAATCATGAAACAGCAAAAAACTTTTATCGTATTACGTGACAAAAAAACAGGATATTTTTTATCAGATTATAAAAATCGGACAGGTCGTCTAGCTTATGAAGCAAGCTGGGTAGAATGTGTAAACGATGCTTTAATTATTCCAGAAGATTACTTGATTAAAGAAGAAAATAGATACAAAGGAATGGCTCGTATTTTTGAAGCCGAGTTACTTCGTGTAAAAGCTGAATTCTTAATTGAAACATTAGACGAAAAAGAACCTAACGAACCGCTTCAGAATGTTGATGATATCAATAAAGAAAAATTTTTACGCTCGCTAGTAGAAGGAATTTTTAGAGGTGAATAATGCAAATCACAAGAGGAAAACGGGCACGAGCTCAAAAGGTAGTTATCTACGGTCCTGAAGGAATTGGCAAGTCCACGTTTGCCGCTGAATTTCCAAATGCGGTCTTCATCGACACGGAAGGTTCGACAGATAACATGGACGTGGCACGACTCGACAAGCCGACCAGCTGGACCATGTTAATCAATGAGATTGCTTTTATCAAAGCAAATCCGACCGAGTGTGGGACTCTCGTTATCGACACGATCGACTGGGCAGAATCCATGGCAGTTAATTACATCTGTTCACAACATGGTAAGCAAGGTATTGAAGATTTTGGATGGGGCAAGGGGTACACCTTTGTTCAGGAAGAAATGGGACGTTTCTTAAATAGCCTGTCTGACTTGGTTGATATGGGTATCAACGTGGTATTGACTGCGCACGCTCAGATTAAGAAATTCGAGCAACCAGACGAGATGGGTTCTTATGACAGATATGAGCTCAAACTTGGTAAGAAGACGAGTTCCCAGACAGCGCCACTCGTAAAAGAATGGGCAGACATGGTTCTATTTGCAAATTACAAGACTTTAGTCATGACGACTGATAACGGTAAGAAGAAAGCGCAGGGCGGTGAGCGTGTGATGTATACCAATCATCGCCCAGCGTGGGATGCCAAGAACCGTCATGGGTTACCTGACGAAATGCCATTTCATTACGCTGGAATCGCTCATATCTTTTCTAGTCAACAAACGCAACCTATTCCACAAAAACCTCAAGTAGCTCCAGCACCTCAGCAAACCGTACAACAAACCCCTGAGCAAGTTCAAGAAGAATTGCCTCTCGATATGTCGCAGGTAGCTGAAAAACCTCAAAATGAAGCTCCTAGCACGCCACAGACACCACCTGAGCAATATCACACGAACTTGCCAAAGAGTTTGACGGATCTCATGGCTCAAGGTAACGTGACGGAAGAAGAACTCCAAAAAGTCGCTTACATTCGCGGACATTTTCCACTAGGGACTCCTATTGAAAGCTTCCCGACTGACTACTGGGATATGATTGTCGCTCATTGGCAAGCAACTGTGGAAGTTATTGAAAATCAAGTTAGAAAAGAACCAGAATTGCCCTTTACGGTGTAGATTTTGGGAATTAGAAATCATAGCAAGGTATAATCAAAATTTTAGAAAATAGAGGGAAAACAACATGACACAACAACAATACAACAACTTTGATCGTGAATTCGGATGGGAAGATACTATCGAAAAAGACTCGGAATACGTCCTATTACCTGATGGATTGTACTATTTTACAGTCGTTGGCATGGAACGCGCACGACACACACCGAATCCACAAAATCCCGGAAAATTGCCAGCGTGTAACAAGGCTATCGTCAGCATCAAGATTGTAGCTAACGAAGGCGAAACTGAATTGCGTCACAATCTATTCCTGCACAGCTCAACCGAAGGAATGCTATCTGCTTTCTTTGCTGCAATTGGCCAAAAGAAAAAGGGCGAACCGCTTCGCATGAACTGGAATACCATCATCGGTGCAACTGGTGTATGTAAAGTCGGAACTCGACAATACAAGGAAAATAATTATAACGAAGTTAAGTCCATGCTCTATCCTGAAGATGTTGATTACACAAAAGTATTAAATCAACAACCCGGGCAAGCTACACAAGGAAGCTACCAGCAACCGAATTTTGCGCAACAACCGCAAGGACAAGCTGGATACCAAGCTGGACAATTCTAGGAGGTAAGGGATGCAATTAAGACCTTATCAACAGGAAGCACGGGAGGCTGTTCAAGCTGAATGGGCTAAAGGTCGCAAGCGCACGCTCTTAGTATTACCAACAGGATGTGGAAAGACGATTGTTTTTTCCAAAATTATCGAAGATCAAGTGAGAGAGGGCAAGCGTGTACTTGTCCTTGCTCATAGGTCTGAATTGTTAGAGCAGGCTAGCGATAAGCTTAAGACTGCAACGGGGCTTGGTACGGCTTTAGAGAAAGCAGAAAATACTTCTATCGGTTCTTGGTATCGGGTCGTCGTTGGCTCAGTTCAGACGATGCAGAGAGAGAAACGATTACGGCAGTTTCCGCCCGACTGGTTCGATACGATTGTAGTCGACGAAGCACACCATGCTATTTCAGATGGCTACCAACGTGTACTTGGTTATTTTGAGCAGTCGGATGTGCTGGGTGTCACAGCTACGCCTGACCGTGGAGATATGAAAAACCTTGGTTCTTACTTCGATAGTCTCGCTTATGAATATTCGTTGGTACAAGCTATCAAAGAAGGCTACTTATCTAAAATCAAGGCTTTGACAATTCCGCTAAGTTTGGATTTATCAAATGTGAGCATGTCGGCAGGAGATTTCAAGGCGAGCGATGTCGGAACAGCATTAGATCCATATCTTGAGCAGATAGCAGATGAAATGGTCAAGCAATGTGCAGACAGAAAGACAGTCGTATTCTTGCCTTTGGTAAAGACCTCGCAGAAGTTTCGCGATATCCTAAACGCAAAAGGCTTTCGTGCTGCTGAAGTCAATGGAGAGTCCAAGGACCGTGCAGAAATCTTAGAAGACTTTGAGAAAGACCGTTACAATGTGCTTTGTAATTCGATGTTATTAACTGAAGGGTGGGATTGTCCATCAGTAGACTGTGTAGTAGTGCTAAGACCTACTAAGGTACGTGCCTTATATAGCCAAATGGTGGGGCGTGGTACTCGTCTGCATCCAGGGAAGGAAGAATTACTCTTGCTAGACTTCCTCTGGCATACAGAACGCCACGAGCTATGCCGTCCAGCGCATTTAATCTGTGAGACTCCAGAAGTCGCTCAGAAAATGGTTGAGAACATGGAAGAGCAAACTGGTGTAATGCTTGACCTTGAAGATATGGAAGTCAAGGCAACCGAGGACGTCGTCGCACAGCGTGAAGAGGCTTTGGCAAAACAGTTGGAAGAAATGCGCAAGCGTAAACGCAAATTAGTGGATCCGTTGCAATTTGAAATGTCTATCCATGCTGAGGACTTGTCGAATTACGTGCCATCATTTGGAATAGAAATGGAACCTCCAACAGCTAACCAGCTTAGTACATTAGAAAAATTTGGCATTCACACTGATGAAATCGGTAATTTCGGAAAAGCTAGCAAGCTACTAGATAGGCTTCAGAAAAGACAAAAAGAAGGATTAACCACGCCTAAACAAATAAGGTTATTAGAAAGATATGGTTTTAGAGACGTAGGAATGTGGCCGTTCGAAGAAGCTAAAAATATGATTAATCGCATAGCAGCTAATGGTTGGAGAGTTCCGACAAGCGTGCGACCAGCTGAATATGTACTAAATTAAGAAGGAGGAGATAGTGGCAGAGAATGATTTTAATTTGTTGCCGTTGCTGGATTACATCAATCCTGCCACGGTAGATTATCAGACGTGGGTCAATGTCGGTATGGCTCTTAAACATGAAGGATATACAGCATCCGACTGGGATAACTGGTCACAAAATGATAGTCGATACAAGAAATTTGAGTGCTTCAAGAAATGGGATACTTTCAACGAAGAAGCAGGAACTATCGTGACGGGTGCGACGATTACCCAACTTGCTAAAGAAAATGGCTGGGTGTCGCAATCCAGCTACGATAGCGAGAACGCGCATGAGTTAGGCTGGACCGATACAATAGATCGTGATTATCGTGTCATTGATAAAGACTGGATTGAAGGTAAGGAAATCCATGAGCCAACTATTTGGAATCCGGTTCAGGAGATCATCAAATACCTTGAAACGCTCTTTGAAGCTAGCGAAAATGTTGGGTACGTTACTGAGTGCTATCCAAAGACTGATGATGAAACAGGCGAGATTGTCAAATGGCTGCCAACTAAGGGAGCTTATGACCGGACTGCTGGGCAATTGATTGAAGAACTTAGTAGATGTAATGGCGATATCGGCGCAGTGCTAGGTGATTATCACGAAGAAGCCGGCGCATGGGTTCGATTCAATCCAATGGACGGGAAAGGTGCAAAAAATGAAAACGTGACAGATTTCAGATATGCCCTGGTCGAATCCGACAGTATGCCAATCGATAAACAAAACGCTATCTACAAAGAACTTGAACTACCTATTGTTGCTTTGGTCCATAGCGGGAATAAGTCGCTCCACGCCATCGTCAAAGTAGATGCTAAGAACTACGAAGAATATCGCAATAGGGTCGATTATCTTTATAAGATTTGTCAAAAAAACGGAATCATAGTTGATACACAAAATCGAAATCCAAGTAGACTATCACGCATGCCGGGATTTATCCGTAATGGACAGAAGCAATTCTTGGTAGATACGAATATTGGTAAGATCGATTGGGATGAATGGTATCAATACATCGAAGATTTGAACGATGATTTACCCGATCCTGAAGGATTGGCCGATAGCTGGGATAATTTGCCAGAGTTGGCATCCGAGTTGATTAAAGGCGTTCTTCGTCAAGGTCATAAGATGTTGATTGCTGGACCATCAAAAGCTGGTAAGTCATTCGCTTTAATTGAAATGTCAATTGCAATTGCTGAAGGCAAAAAATGGCTAGGCTGGGATTGTACTCAGGGGCGTGTATTATACGTCAATCTGGAGCTAGACCGTCCGTCTGCCTTACATCGCTTCCGTGACGTTTATCAAGCTATGGGATTACCACCTAAAAGCATCCAGAATATCGATATTTGGAATCTGCGTGGAAAGACCGTACCGATGGACAAGCTAGCACCTAAACTTATTCGTCGAGCTTTGAAAAAGAATTATATCGCAGTTATCATTGACCCGATTTATAAAGTTTTGACTGGTGACGAGAACAGCGCGGACCAGATGGCGCACTTTACAAATCAATTCGACAAAGTAGCGACAGAGCTCGGCTCCAGCGTTATCTACTGCCATCACCATTCAAAAGGTTCGCAAGGTGGCAAGAAGTCCATGGACCGCGCTAGTGGTTCGGGTGTATTCGCTCGGGATCCTGACGCGCTTATCGATTTGGTCGAGCTGGAAGTATCAGAGGAATTACTTACTCAGAGGATGAACCAAGCAGCGTGCGAAGTATACAAGCAGGCTTTGCAAGAGCGAAATAATGCCTATTACCAGCAAAATGTCGGACTAGATGACCTATTAAGTCCAGCGCAGATGAGAACACACTTTGAAAAAGGGATCCCTGATGTCATGGCTCGTGCTCCTTATGTAGACAAGCTCGAAGAAGTCCGTAACAAGATTCAGATAGCAACCGCATGGCGTGTGGAAGGTACGCTTCGAGAGTTTGCCAAATTCAAGTCAGTGAACATGTGGTTCAGCTATCCAGTGCATACACTTGATGAATCAGGTGTGTTAGCGGATATCCAATTAGAAGATACTACGCCAAATTGGAAAAAGAATCTAGATAGTAAAAAAGGCAACGAGAAGAAAAAGAAATCTGCTGACGAGAGATTTACTACTGCTATGGATGCATTATTCGACGGAATAAATCCGGTTGAATTGAGTGAAATGGTGGAATATTTTTCAACAGAAGACAAACCTGTTAGCGAAAAAACTATCAGAAGATG